GTTGGGTAAAACCCGCTCCTGGTTTCAATGTGATCGCCACTGCAAACACTAAGGGTAAGGGTTCTGATGACGGGCGTTTTATCGGAACTAACGTTCTCAACGAAGCTTTTCTTGAACGTTTCCCTGTGACCTTCGAACAAGAGTATCCGTCTCCAAAAATCGAACAAAAGATTCTTGAAGGTATCGCTCTGGATCTGGGTGTAGAAGATCGTGACTTCTGCAAACGGCTTGTTGACTGGGCTGATATCATCCGCAAGACCTTCTATGATGGTGGTATCGAAGAAATCATATCTACTCGTCGTCTGGTTCACATCATCCGTGCTTTTGCTATCTTCAAAGATAAAGCCAAAGCCATTCAAGTTTGTGTGAACCGATTTGATGATGAAACCAAACAGTCCTTCCTGGAACTGTACGACAAGGTGGATATTGATTTCCAACTTCCTACTGAGGAAGTTGACCACGGAGCTCCTTTCTGATATAATTGGGGAAGGTTATTGTGCCTTCCCCCAATGTCCGACACAACCTTTACTATTACTATGAGTGAAACAAATCCAAACGGGTTTTGGAAATACAATGAGGATAAAACTCTGAAAGAGATCGAACAGTATCTCACCAGTACCTATCATTCTCATTACACATCTGAACAATCCAAAACTCAAACTCTTGACTTGATTGAGAGTATTGGTGATGCAGAGCCTTTTACACGATCCAATGCGATCAAGTATCTTTCCCGATTCGGTAAGAAGAAGGGAAAGTCACGTCTTGACATTCTAAAGGCTATCCATTACTGTATTCTCCTCTACCACTTTGCTGGTCTTCACAATGAAACTACGGGAACCTATGAAACTTTCTGAAAAAACTCTGACTCTTCTCAAGAACTTCTCTTCGATCAACCAGTCCATTCTGTTCAAAGAGGGTAGTTCTCTTCGCACTATTTCTGTGATGAAGAACATTCTTGCAGAAGCCTCGATTGAAGAGGCGATTCCTAAGGACTTTGGTATCTATGATCTGAACCAGTTTCTGAATGGTCTCAGTTTGCATCAACATCCTGAACTTGATTTTACTAATGATGGGTATGCTGTCATTCGTGAAGGTAAGATGCGTTCCAAGTATTTCTTTGCAGATCCGAACGTGATTGTCACGCCTCCTGACAAAGAGATTGCACTTCCCAGTGAAGATGTATGTTTCCAACTGAACACTCAACAACTTGATAAACTGCTCAAGGCTGCTGCAGTGTATCAACTGCCTGACCTGTCTGCAGTTGGTGAAGCTGGTGTTGTGAAACTGGTGGTTCGTGATAAGAAGAATGACACGTCCAACGACTTCTCGATTGTTGTTGGTGAAACTGATGATGAGTTCGTGTTTAACTTCAAGGTAGAGAATATCAAGATTCTTCCTGGTTCTTATGATGTGGTTGTATCCTCTAAACTTTTGTCACGTTTCTCCAATCAAGATTTCGATCTGAAGTATTATATTGCTCTGGAACCTGATTCAACTTTCGGATGAACATCTTTGTGACCAGTCAGTACCCTGCTGAAAGTGCAGTGGTACTGCCTGACAAACATATCGTCAAGATGCCTTTAGAGTGTTGTCAAATGCTCTCTATCATTGCATCCAAGTGGTATCATAATTACGGCACCCTTCCCAAGTCCGATGGAACTCCATATGCGACTGAGAAGGGTGCATTTCGTAATCACCCTTGTACACAATGGGCTGCCAAAACAGTTGACAATGCCTACTGGTTGATCAAGTGGGGATTGAACTTGTGTGACGAGTATACTTTACGGTATAATAAAACTCACTCCTGTTATAAAACTCTTGTGGATGCATACTATTTGTTTCCCAAAGGTAAGATCACAGATGTGACCCCATTCGCTCGTGCCATGCCTGAAGAATGGAAGTATGATGATAGTATTGACACCTTCACTGCTTACAAACTTTATATTGCTTCTAAGCCTTGGGTGAAGGACAATTACCTTCGTATGCCAGAACGAAAACCTGATTGGATTTGATTATGAACAGTGACTTTATTTGGGTTGAGAAGTATCGACCCAAGACCATTGAGGATTGTATTCTCCCTGATAGTATCAAGAAGAACTTTACTGACTTCTTGAAGACAGGAGAAATCCCGAATATGCTTTTGTCTGGTCCTCCTGGTATTGGTAAGACCACTGTTGCAAAAGCTTTGTGCAACGAACTTGGAGTAGATTTTTATGTCATCAACGGATCCGACGAAGGTCGATTCCTTGATACTGTCCGAAACAATGCGAAGAACTTCGCTTCGACCGTATCACTTTCGTCAACTGCTAAACACAAAGTCATCATTATTGATGAGGCGGATAACACAACACCAGACGTACAACTCCTCCTTAGGGCGTCTATTGAGGAATTTAGTCGCAATTGCCGATTCATCTTCACCTGCAACTACAAAAACAAAATCATCGAACCTCTCCACTCTCGATGTGCAGGATTCGACTTCTCCATCTCCAACAAAGACAAACCAAAAATCGCCAGTCGTTTCTTCAAACGTCTTGGAGAGATCTTGGATACGGAAGGTGTTGAGTACGATGAAAAGGTTCTTGTTGAACTGATCAACAAACACTTTCCTGATTGGCGTCGTGTTCTGAATGAATGCCAACGGTATGCAATTAGTGGTAAAATTGACTCTGGTATTCTTGCAGCGTTTAGTGAAGTAAAGACCAATGATCTCGTTAAGAACCTTAAGGAGAAAAACTTTTCTGAAGTACGTAAATGGTGTGTCAATAATCTGGACAATGATTCTAGTGTACTTCTTCGTTATGTTTATGATGCTCTTTACCCAGTACTGGATGGTCCCAGTATCGCTGCTTGTGTTCTCATCGTTGCTAAGTATCAGTATCAGTCGGCTTTCGTAGCTGACCAAGAGATCAATCTACTTGCAGCCCTTACAGAGATTATGTGTGAGTGTAACTTCAAATGATTCTTGATTTAGATGATGCAATCTACGCTGCAGATCAGTTCATTGATTACTTCTCTAATATGGGTCGTATCGATGAATATCTTCGCAACGTAAAACTTGATCGTATGTCACAGATGCCGACATACATCCCTGGGTTTGGTCCTGAGGATGATATGTTTGATGCATTTGATATGCACCCAGAGGATATGAACTTCAAGGTTTATTCCGCTGGTGAGAAGGGTAGTTTTACTAATGAATATTTTAATGAAAGATTACAGATCACCACATCTCACTCTATCGAGGATTCGATTCCTGGTAAGAGTTTGAAGTGGGTGGTGGTTGAAACGAATACCAAGAAGTGTGTAGGGTTTATTCGTTTTGGTTCTCCAACGATTAATTCAAAACCTCGTAACGAGTGGTTGGGTACGACACCTGAGTTGTCACGATTCAACCGTCACTCGATTATGGGTTTCATTATCGTGCCTACACAACCTTTCGGTTATAACTACTTGGGAGGAAAACTTCTTGCACTTCTTTGTTGTTCTCATGAAGCTCGTCTTCAATTGAACAAGAAGTATAATGCAGACATCTGTCTGTTTGAAACAACTTCTCTTTATGGGTCAACGAAATCGTCATCACAGTATGACGGTCTCAAACCGTATCTCCGATACAAAGGATTGACTCAGAGTGACTTTACTCCTCTTCTCCATGATCACATCTTTAAGGATCTCAACAAATGGTTTATCGAGAGGAACAACAATCAACTCCTGGTGAAGGAGGATGCATCCAGTCGCAAACTGAAAACTCAACAACGTATGATCTCGGTGATCCAGAAGAGTTTGAACGGGAATGCGAAATTGAATCAGTTCAAGGATGCAATTGCAACTGCAAAAAATCTTACTGAAAAGAAGAGGACGTATTTCAGTGATTATGGGTTTGCAAACTCTAGAGAAGTCATTCGTGGTGATGAAGAAACTCTGATCGAGAACCCTATCAATTTTGATAAGTTCTACATGGAGAATCTGATTACCTGGTGGAAGAACAAAGCTTCAAAGAGATATGAATCTCTGAAGTCAGAAGGTACACTTCGCACCGAACTAGAAGTGTGGAGTAAAGATATGGACATTGATATTATTCGATAATGGAACTTAAAGATTGGTTGAATTCAATTAACTCTACTAAAGAGAATCTTCTTGAACAAGACCCTACTCTAGAAAAAGAATACGCTCCGTACATTATCAATCGATGTCTTTCTGGTCACATCGATTGTATTATGTTTGT